TTGTTGTTCTCATCCATGCGGATGACGGTGTTGCCAAGTCGAACGTAGCCAACGTCGGTCAGTGACGTGGGCAGTTTCTGTCGATGATGCTCGATGATGAAGTGAAGGATCAGGAGCATCGACCATCCGGTGTTCGCTTGGATGGTCTGGAGAGTGTCGTAGTCACTCTTGCGAATCGTGAGAGTGCGATACCTCTCCGAACGCGGAGGGCGTGGTCGTTTCTTGCGCGGCATAGTTCTCCGTTCTGCGAACAGACCACACAATGTGGTCCGATGCAGGAACAGTACTGCACGAACAGTATGCTGTCAAGTCACTGGTTTTGTAGTGCTTTCAGCGCCCTGATCTCGGCTTGCACCTCGCGCAGACGCTGCTCCTCGGCGGGGGTCAGGCCGACCGACTGCTTGCGAGCCAGCAGGATCTTGCGGATGGAGTCCGGCGTGGCGATGGTCTTCTCGACATCGCGAGAGATCGACTCGATCGGCATCGTCACCGGGATGCCGGCCATCATCGCGAGATCGCCAGCCATCGCGCCGTAGTCACCCATCGATGCGCTGCGGATGACCTCGTTCGCAACCTGAAGCGGCATCAACTGGATCGTCTGGTCTGGCGCGTAGCCGTCGCTCATGGCGCGGTACGCCGTGTAGATGTCGCCGGCAATGATGCCAGCGTAACCGCCGGCGCTCGCGACCAGTTCGTTGGCGATGCGGCGCATCACGCCCTCGCGCTGCTTCTCCATGAGCGCACGCTTCAGCAGTTCGTCATCCTCGTCCTCGCTCGCAGCCAGTCCGGTTCCGATGGCCGCAAGTCCAAGGCTCAACGGGTTCGCGGCTGCACTCCACAGCATGTTCGCGCCGATGGCGAATGCGGTGCGCCCTGCGTTCTGCGGATTCAGCGTTGCGCGACGAGCCTGATTCCAGCCCTTCAGCGGATCGCTGGAGAACGGGAACAGCAGGCGACCATAGCCCTTGGAGAACTTCTGCTCGGCTGCAAACACCGTGTCGTCCAGCGGATCGCTGACGTTCTGCGTGCGTCGGAACGCCTGCTCGGCCATCACGCACGCCGATGCGTGCGCTTCGTCCTCGGCCATTGACGGGTCGGTTCTCGACAGAGACTGACGCGCAGTCATGTACGCGGCCAGCATGACCTGACGGTCGATGCCGCGAAGGGCGAAGTCAACCGACCGCAGGATCGTGAGCGCATTCGTGCGGCCAGCAGAGAGGTCCGCCAACATGCGCTGGATGTTCCCCTGCGTGGCCTCATCCACAGCCGAACGCAGGTTAGAAGCCAAAGACCGCAGCATCGACGCGATGCGTTCACGGTTCTGACGGGGGTCACCGATGACACCTGCGAACAACCCGACCTGCGAACGGCGGTGGCGGTCGAAGAAGTACCCGCTGGTCTCCTCGATCCGATCGATCATAGCAGTACGCTGCGACGGAGCCAAGGCGATGGAGCGCCGGCTGCCGGCTGCCCAGTCGCCGGTGTCGAACTCGCTGGCGAGGCGGAAGATCCCGCCCAACTGACGGAACCACGTCTTCGGGTTCAGCATCAGAAGAGCGCCGCTGATGTTGCTGTTGATCCGGTCGATCAGATCGCCGGTCGGGCGACCGCTCAACCCGACGGCGTTGAACACGACCTTTCGCATCTGGTCGTTGAACTTGCTGCCGAACCGGGATTCCATCGCGTCCTTCACGCCGGCAGACCGCAGCACGGTGATGCTGTGGCGCAGCGGCTCGCTCATGTGGATCAGCCGCAGACCCTCATCGACGTGGCCGTCGATCGTGCGGACGAGGTCGTCAACCACCAGCGGGCTGGTGCTAGCGACGCGGCGCTGGAGGAACCCGGCGTTGTCGAGCATCGTCATCACGACGTTGCCGGGATTGGCGTTCACATCCACCGTGTCTCCGGCGATTGCATCACTGAGCCGGCGGCGTGGGTAGTAGCCGGGGACAGCCTCGGGCATACGACCGTTGATTCGGTACGCAACCTCAAACGAACGCTCGCGAATCTCGGTGTCGATCAGACCCTTGAGTCCATCGATGAGCGCCAACTGGCCGGGTGACAAGCGGCCACGCAGGGCCAAGACTTCCTGCCGGGTCACGGGGATCGGCAACTTGCCACCGTCACGGCTGAACGTGATCGGGCTACCCGGCTGCTCGGGATCGTTCTCGTCAGCCAGCAGGGCGAGCGTGGTGTCATCCATCGCAGCCAGAGACATGGCCTCGCCGATCGTGATACGGCGAGCGGTCCCGCCAAGCACCACGTCGATGACATCAGCGGCGGCAGTTCCACCGTAGCCGGCACCTCGCTGGACGTAGTCGTCGATACCGGCGAAACCAGCCTGACGCAGCAGACCGTCGATCTGCTGGTCAATGCGACGGCGATCGTTGTACATGGCATCCTTGCCGGCGGACAGCCGGTGGATCATGTCGTGGATCGGGCCGTCGATCGCCCCGTCGATGAGCGCAGCGATCGTGTGGATGTCGCTGTTCTTGATCGCCAGCGCACCGACCATGCCGGCGGTACGGCCCTCGCTCCACAGCCTAGACGGCGGGAGTTCAGGCATCTGGCTGATGTTCCCGGCGAGAGCCTCTGCCGCGTCTGCGTAGCCCTCGCGGCGCATCTCGCGATCGGCACGCCAGTTCTCGCGCTCCTGCTCGTACATCCCACGCGCCTGTGCGGCCAACTGGTTGGCAGCAGCGATGCGCTGGCTCATGTCGTTCACGTCGGTGTACTGCATCAGGCGCTGGCCGCCCAGCAGTGCCATGCCAGCGCGAACGATCGGCAGGATCTGATCGCGCAGTTCGTTGGTCATGCCGGTCTGTGGGCTGGCATATCGACGCTCCAACCGACGCAGCCGGTTGAAGGACGATCGAGCCTCGTACCGTGCGAGGTCGCGCACGACGGAGTCGCTGATGCGGAGAACCCCAACGGCAGACCGGACTGACGCGATGCGATTCAGGTACTTGCCGCGCATGTTCGCTGGCAGCAGGCGAACGGCGTCTGCTGCTTCGCGCTTCAGCGCCGTCAGTTCACGACGAGCGAACTCGTAACCAGTGCGGCTGCCGGCGGCCTCGCGGCGCAGCATCTCGCGCAGCGCACGGCGCATCAGCGTGTCGGCGTCCTCGTCTGCGCTCTGGCGCATCGCCTCGACGGCAGCCATGATCCTGCCGATGCGGGCCTGCATTCGGCCAGCGAGGGCGGTTCGCTTCGCACGCTCGCGCAGGCGATCCTCCTTGCGGCGAGCGCGAACTTCCTCTCTGGCACGCTGGAGCCGCTCGACCTGCTCTTCGGCAGACATCAGGCCGGGGAGCAACTCTTGTCGCCCACGGGCTACACCAGCCTGCTGGCCGGCTCGACGGCCCATGCCATACGCGAGGTCGATACGACGCTGGCCGGGATCGCGGGCATAAAGGATCGACGGCTCGGACGGGTCGAAACGCTTCGACAGCGGGATGATGTTGCCCTGATCGTCGCGGGTGACGGGGTCGGAAGACTTGAACTGCGATGAGTCGAACACGACATAGTGCGTGGACGGTTCGACTGGATCGATCAGATTCTTGAAGATGACGCCATCGTTGCCGGCCTCGATGGCAGCATTGATCTTCTCGGTCAGCGGGAAGTCCGCTGGCGTCTTGCCTGCCGCGTCGTAGATCGCCGGGTTGTCGATCTTCGCGTACATGTTCAGCACGCGACGGTTCGGAAGAGCGCCGACAACCGAAGACGACACGAACTCGTTCATGTCAAACTCGGCCTGCGCCTCCTCTTGCTGGGCAGACTGGACGGCGGGATCGTTCAGCCACTCCCCGCTGTCCATTCGGCTCTGCGAGATGTTGTCGATGATGAACTGATTGAGTGACGGGTTGGGATTAGGGCGAGACTGCACAAGAGAGGAGACCTCGGCAACAACCGACTGTCTCTTGGCATCAATCGCACGCCGCGTCGCCTCCTTGGCAGCCCGCAACCGGCTGGAAATGCGCTGTCCCTCCGGGCTTGCAAGCGCGGCAGCGCGGGCATCGTTCAGCGGCGACTCGGTGCCAAGAATCAGGCCCAAGTATCCGCCCATACCGATGTTGTCCCGGTATTGCTCGGCCACCTTCGGGTTGTCAGTAGCAAAGAAACCGGTAGTCGCCGACGATGCTCCGGTCTTCAATCCACCCTTCGCAGAATCGAACACCGTGAACTCAGGCCCGTTGGTCCCGTGGTAGACAGTGAACCGATACCCGGCAGCCCTCGCCGCCTCGTCCACCATGCGCTGCGCCGTCGCCATGTCGCCGCGCTCGACGGCTGACATGTAGTCGGCATCTGAAGCAACGGCTGCCGGCTGGCGGGCGGAAAGCAGAGGCGTTTGCGGGAACTCCCGTGCGTATTCCCGCATGAAGGCAACCAAGGCATCTCCGGTCAGAACAATGTCTGGATCAACGGAATCCGCAGTGATGATGTCACCGGGTTCTGCCCCCTGAAGCGTCTTCGCTGGGACAACTTCGCCGCCAGACAAATAGGTTGGTTCCTCGATTCCAGTTGATCCAAGATCGACTGTGCGACCGTACACATCAGTGACCTTTGTGTAGGGGCCGTCATAACCACGCGGGCCAATCTTGTACAAGTCGGTGTTCTTAGGCTCGCCAATAGACTCGTCTACGTTGTAGATAATGGCGAGTTGACCGGCGGCTCTTACGTCTTCGATTGTCACATCAGATTGATACTTCCCAAGTTTGCGAGCCGTTTGTGCGATCACCCACGTCGGAGTTTCGGAGAAGTATGACACCTCCGCAAACGAATCAGGATCAATCGGTTCATCTGAGTCGCCTTCCATTATCTCAGTGACCCAACTGCCAAACATTGGAACAATGGATTCAGCAATGTCGTTTGGATCCGCCGTTCCTGAATGGAACAAGATCGGGAACGCAATGCGCTGCTCGCCTTCTTCAGGACGATATTGCATGGCCTTTCTAACAAGAGACATGGCTTCTGTTGCGGCCTCAACATCAGATCGTGCGGCTGCCGGCTGGCGGGCGGACACAACCGATGGCTGCGGAGTCACGCCACCGCCGGGGCCGGGTGTCGGACCCGGACCTTCTGGCTCGTCATCGGGACGCTCGCCAGTTACATCTGGCTCGGCTGCTGGGGCGGCTGGGGCTGGGGCGGCTGGGGCTGCGCCGAAGACTCGGCCTGCGCCCCACCCGTACTTGGCATCGAACTCTCGGTTGATGGCTTCGACACTGGCACGAAGACTTCGGACCCGATCGAGAACCACGGGTCGTTGGGCTTGGATTCTTTCCAGATAAGTTTCGCCATTCGGATTGTCCTTCCAATCGTTGGTGATGTAGTTACCGACAGACTTGAACGATGACAGCGTGACAGTACCACCGCCGAAGGTATCAGGCAAGGACTCGATTACCTCTGCAAGCCCCTTGTGGAACTCCTCGTTATCGATCGTCGGAACGCTTTCGTCGAACGCCGTGTAGTTCCCGATACGCACGCCGTCGTGGCGATAGGCAGGGGCCAAGTCCCAAGTGCCGAACTTGGCATGCAGTTCTCTGTACAGAAGTTGCATCTCCTGCATCGTCAACGGGCGACTGGTCTCCAGCGCGACCATGTTCTGGTCCTTCTTCGCAGCGCCGTACACCGCCGTGTGGTACGTCACGGCGTCCTGCTCCAGAACGAACCCCAAGATGTTCGACGCCAAGTCCAAATTGCCGGCGGCCTCTGGCTTGATCGCCTTCTTTGCACCAGTACCTGACGTGGGGATCGGAGTGAATGTCTGCGCCCCGGAACCGATGTCGCCCTTCCATGCCGAATAACCGATCATGGATGTGCCGTTCGCCAGTCCGGCAAGTTCGGCAATCACGCTGCGACCGTTCTGGAACAAGACCTTGTAGATCGCTTCTAGGTATTCGCGACGCTGATCGAGTGGAGCCTTGTGAATTCCCGGGATCGAACGACCGGTGCTGGTCGATGGAGTCGCCTCCCACGACAACTGGACCATGCGCTCCCGAAGCGCATCGCTGAAGTCATACCGACTCGCCTCGATGTCCTCTGCCTTCAGGTCGTATTCCATTCCCATCTTGTGGGCCAGACGGAAGTGGTCGTACTCGCGTCCCTTCTTGACACGGTACAAGACCTTGGTCTTGCCAGTCTTCGGATCGACCTTGTCGTAGTTCTCGCCAATGCCCTCTGCCAACTCGCGATCTTTGAGTTGATCGCGAATCGGATCAATGCGACCCTTCATAGCAGTCCAGATGGCGGCCTGAACCTGATGTGCTTCCCATCCAAGTTCGGCAGCAAGGCGCTGGATTTCACGCTGGGAGAATTGGTACTTCGGCCCCTGATCAAGCGTCTTGTCGCCGTAATCGAACGCAAGGGCCATCCACATGTCCATCGTCGCCACGCCGGGGTCGAGTTTGGACGGGTCGATGTTGACCATCAGGTTCTGGTAGAACGAGTTGGTCTTGATGCCGCTCCACATCTTGCCCTCGGCCATCAGGGCGGTGGCCTTGGCGTCGGCAACACCGAAGCCGGCGTTGATCGGAACACCAGCCTTGAACTGGTAGTAAGCCGTCAGGGCCATCGTGGTGTTGGCCGGCACGGTTGCGTTGGGCGAGTACAGCGCGATGAGCGCGACGATCTTCTCTGCCTCAACCTTGTCTCCGCCGGCGATTTCAAGAATCGCCTCGCTGGAGTTCTCATACCAGTACCGACCAGACTTGCCCTCAATGGCAAGACCGCGAAGGATCTTTCGCAACTTCTTCAGTTGAGCCGGATTGCCACCGACCCAGTCAGGAGATCCGACATATCGACCGGTGGCCTTCTCGCGCTTGTGTCCAATGTCGCTCCTTGGCTTCGCCGACCGGGCGAACAGAACCACGTCGTTGCCAACCGTGCGGCGGACCTTGCGACGTATTTTCTTTGCGAGTTCACGCTGCTTTGGCGTAACCGTGACTGGCTTGCCGTCGGGCAGGGTTGCTCCCTCGTCGGCAAGGGCAACCTGATTGACCAGTGCCAGAATCTCCTCGCTACCGATTCCGCCGAAGGAGTCCGGGCGATTTGCGGCAGCATCCTCCTGCTCTATCTCCATGATCGCAAGGTCGATCGCGGCGACAGCATCGAGATATCCCTGCTTCCCAAGTTTGGAAACAGCGCGACTCATAGCGGCCTTTGACTCCGGCGTGACCGGGCCGATGATGTTGCGGACGGTCAGTCTTTCCGGCTGGGCAGGCGCTGGGGCAGGCGCAGCAGCCGGGGCAGGAGTAGGCGCGGGAGCCGGAGCAGGTGCCGGGGCGGGCGCGGGTTGACCAGCAGCCGGGGCCGGAGCCGGAGCCGCAGGTGTTGCGGCAGCAGGCGCAGGCGCGGGCTGAGGGGTGGGCGTCGCAGTGGACGCGGGGGCCGGCTGGGCCGGTTGCGGCTGGGACATGGCCGCCTCCCGTGCGGCACGCATGACCTCAAGGCCACGCTGCGCGGCCTCGATTGTGAACCCGAACTTGCCCGGGCTGTACGCCTTGTTGTTCTTCGCCGCCTCTTGCAGGCCACGGTACAACTTGAGCGCACTCATCGCCGAACGACCACGGACGCCAGCGCGGATCAGCATCTGGTTGAACCAGCCGGGTACGGCGTCGCCACGGAACAGAGCCTCAGTGCCGTTCTGGATCAACTGGGCAACGCCCTCGACCTCAGCCATCGTGCCAGCCATGCGCTGCTCGATCTGGTCAACCGCTTCGGTAGACCCGGCCTTGCCCTGCGACTGGGCAATGATCTCAGCAATCGAACGCCGGACGACCGGGTCGATGCCGGCCTGCTGCGACCAGTAGTTGGTAGCGGCCTCGATCATCGTCGCATCGTCTACGGTGCTGCGAAGGGCAGCCCACAGACCACTGTCGCTGAACTGCGCCCAGTGCGTGATCTCATGGAACGCGAGTCCCATGATGCCAGCGAACGTGCTGTTGCCATCGGCGCGAAGGAACACCGTGTCCGGCGTCTGGCCGCTGAAGAATGCAGGCTTTGCATCAGTGCCGTCGTACCACTGAACCTTGAAGCCCAACTTCTCGATCTGTGCCTGCGCTGCCTTCTGCTGCTTTGTCGCAGCAGACGCCGGCTGGTAGTTCATGCTGGCGAGGATGTCGGCGGCGGACATCTGGCTCGTCGGGCGGGCGCTCGACGCAATGCTCGCAGCACTGAGATAGTTCAGTTGCGACGCTGAGTAATCGGCAGCCGTTGTCGCGGCAACCCGCCGCGCATTCTCCAGTGCTGCCTCCAGCGTAGATACTTCACCTTCAAGAGCCTGAGTGCGCTGCTGATCCTTGCCTCGGCGTGACCGCTCCAGTTCCTTGCGCTTCTGCGTGACTTCCGCGCTGGCATTGGCTACCGCCTCCTTGGATCGTGCGAGGTCAGCGCCTGCCTGCATCAGAGCCTGCTGGGATCGCTGCTCTTCTGCAAGACGTTCCTGCGGCGTCATCGCGTCGAGAGCGGCTGCACGCTGCGGGAGAATCTCGCGGATGTAGTCGGGATCAGCGTACTTGCTGCCGGCCTCGCGAAGCAGACGGTTGGTCTCGCGGCGCTTGGACAGTTCGACCGGGATGTTGACCGCGCCAGCACCAAGACCACCGAAACCGCCGTAGAGAGCGTCCGTCGCAGCCTGCGAGAACACATCTCCCCACGACTCGACTTTCATTCCAGTCAGTTCGGTCGCCTTGACTCCAGCCTGCAAGATCGGGACAAGACCTTCCTCAAGGAAGTTGGCTCCATACATCCCACCAACAGTCTTGACGATGCCCCGCGCACCCGGCTGCGCGAACCATTGCGCGACACCAGTCTTGGCAAGTTTCTTGGCAACACCAGCGCCGATCCACTCGGTCACGCCTTCGATCGCCGCGCTGGTGAGGCCGGCTGTCACCTTCTGAAACTGGTTGTAGTCGCCAGTCGTAAGGCCAGCAGCGAACGCCTGCTCATACTCGTCGATGCCGCCGCCGTAGCCCTGCAAACCCATCGCAGCAATGCCGACATACGGGCTGGCCGCGAACGCAGCCGCGCTGTACGCGCCGCTGCCGACCGCCTGACCGATGTTGCCGGCAATGCTTCCCTCGGGAATCGCCTTGCCAGACTCGCGCTGCGCCCCGCTCCAGAACGCATCCCCGTCGAACGGGGTCAGGTTGTTGATGCCGCGAAGGGTGCTGATGACGCCCTGCGTTACGCCTGCCTTGACACCCTCGCCGAACATGCCGACGACGCCGGTCTCTTCGATATCCGCCTCGCGGGCAACATCCTGCTGCTCCGACTCTCGCTGCACCAACTTGTCGAGGAAGTCGATTTGCTGCTGCTTGAGTTCAGCCTCTTGCGGGCTGAGGATCCCGGAAGACAGTTCCTCTTCCAGATCACTTCGCGTGTTGATCGTCTTCGCACGGTCGATGAACTTGGTGACATCGCCGAACTCTTCAGCGATACCGCCAATCGACAGAAGATTCGTTGGCTCGACGCTGCCGATCATGTCGGCAAACGCACGACCAAGATCCATGAACCGCTTGTCTTCTGGCGAACGCTGGCCCAGAGCCTTCTTGCTCCTCCTGTACTGCGTCAGCGAATCGGCCAGTGGGTCAGTGCCGTCAGGCTGCGGGAAGAACGAGAATTGGCTCATGGTCAGTTTCCAGAGATTGCCGCGTATGCCTCTTCGATCAGTGCAGGATCGACGCCGTACCGTCCAAGGTACTCAGGCCCGTTCGCCTGCATCTCATTGTATAGACGTTCAATCATCTTGAACCCAGATGCACGCTCATTCTGGTCGCTGCTGCGAAGACGAGCAAAGTACGGGTTCTGCGCGAGTACTTCCAGAGCGTTGCGGCTTCGGCTCGACAGTCCGCGCACGGCGGCTGGAGCCGGCTGCGCCGACTTGCCGGTCGCGGTCTTTGCCGATGCCGTCGGAGCAGCAATCTGCTGGTCGATCATCAGGCCGCCACGGACACGGGCGATGGCATCCATGATGACGCGCACGTCCTGTTCACCAGCGGGAGCCCAGCCCATCGCGCCGGACACCTCGTTGAACCGCTGCATGAACTGCTCAAACGTGGCAGCATCGGTCGATCCGTTGTTGACCGACGGCAGCGCGACAGGTCGGGTCATGCCCGGAAGCAAGCCCTGACGCATCGCATCGACGACCATCGCGAGAGCCATCGGGTTCTGCTGCTGCATGGACCACATCGGCATCGTCATCGAGCGCGGAGTGACGCGGTCGCCCTTGGGACGCATCATGGACATCGCCATGTTCACGGCATTGGCCGCGTTCTGGTTGCCCTGCTCCGACAAAGCAGCAGCGTGCCTTCCGAAAGTCATGTTGCGCCCATCAGCCTGAGCGTCATCGAGGGCAGACATGGCCTCGGCGAACGACGACGGCACTTCCTGACCACGGTAGACCGTGTAGTCCTCGCGTCCAGCGCGGGCCTTGATGAACGACTGCAACCCAGTCATCGCCATACCGGGGTCCATGTCGTACAGCATCGTCAGGTACTCGCCGACGATGGGATCCTGACTCTCGGTGACACGCGCAGACAGGGCGCGGAACTGGCCGGCGAAAGCCTGCTTCTTGGCATCGAGTTCGCGCTGCTGTCGCAACTGGGCGCGAGCGTCGTCGCGGCTCTGGATCATGCCCATCCACTGCGGGAACGTCACCTTGATGACCTGCTCCTGACCGTCCTCGTCCATGAAGGACACGGCTGGCGTACCGCGCACGGTGCCGAACCGAAGCATCTCAAGACCTTGAACGTCGCCTTGCTCGATGCCGGCAACCGCCTTGCCGAACGACGGCTGGCCAGCAATGGCCGGATCACCGACAGCCCAAGTTGGATTCCGGTTCAGCCGGTTCATCGCCTCGTCAATACGAGACATAAACTCGCGATCTTTTTCTTCCGAAGACTGTTGCTGAGGCTGAGTTCCAAACCCGCCTTGAAACATGTCGTCTTGGCCACTCTGGTTGGGTACGAGTTTCATGGTGCCTCAGAAGGAAACGCGAAGTGCTGATTCAAGACGCTTACGCATGTCACTATCCATTCGGTTGCGCTCGACGGCACTGAAGGGATTAGCCGCCGTGTATGCCATCATGCCCTTGCTGATGGAATCCGTAGGAACCCCAAGTCGGAAACCCTCCATCTCACGCAGCGCACGGAACGCATCCTTGTCGTCCTCGTACTTGATCTTCTCGTATTCGACTTCCGACTTGGCGACGGCGGCAGCCTCCTCGGGCATCAGGCTCATCTTGCGACGGGCCTCGCGGGTCTGCTCGCCGCGCTGCATCGTCGCGGCCATCGCTTCGCCGACACCGCTAAACGGTCGGGTCGGATCACCCTGATAGGACGCAAGACCAGCGGCGATGCCACGGAACATGTCGGGAGCAACACTCTTGAATGCATCCCCAAGTTGGGATATGAAAGATGGTGTCGCTGCCGCGCCTCCGGCAGACATGCGAGCAAGTTGACCAGCACCCATGTATGCCATTTGTCCTGTCATTGATGGATTGAAGTATGCCATGTTCTGGTTCCTTGATTCGCGTCAGAGTCCGCTGAAGTAATTGCCAACCATTCCCATGCCGGCACCCATCAGGGCATTTCCAAACTGCATTGATCCAGCGCCGCTGAGTGATGCAACATTCATCTGCGGCTGGAACGCTCCTGTGATTGCGGCTTGTCGCAATGACAAAGGAACACCCACAGCCTGTTCGCGATACGCCATCTGCATCCCCAACTGGTTGCCCATGATGCCAAGGCGTTGAGAAGACAAACCTTGCTGAAGATTGGCAAGTGCGCCGGAATACGAAGTTCCCATCTCCGCCAGTCCAGTTGACATTCTCTGCCGGAGATCGCTAACTCCACTTGCCTGCGCCTGCGCCAAAGCCGTGCTGCCAGATGCAATCTGATTCTGGTAGTCAGACAACCCTTGGACCTGCATTTGACCAAGAGTCATGTCACCCTGAGCCATTCGCTCTCGCAACGCTGCTTCGGCAGATGTTTGCGCCTGTGCCAGCGAAACATCGCCCTGAGCCATCTGTCCACGCAACGCCATTGCGGCCTGAGCCTGCGCCTCGCCAAGGCTGATATCGCCCTGAGACATGCGCTGAAGGATTTCAGAGATGCCAGCGGCCTGCGCTTGACCAAGGGACGTGACGCCCTGAGTTTGAGCCTGTCGGATCGCAGCCAACTGGCTCGCATACTGCTCTTGAATCACGCCACGCTGCCGTGCGCCCTCCGATTGGCGAGCCGCAACAACACCTTGTCCGAATGAAGTGAGTCCAAGACCGCTGAATGCATTCGCAGCCTGCTGTCTGGCTACATTCTCAGCCGTCGCCTGATCGACGCTGGCAAGCATGTTCTCGCGACCGGTTGCAGCCTCGCGATACACCTCTTCCATGCCGGCTCGATATTGGTCAATCATCGAGCCATACCGACCCTCAAAGTCTGTCCTAGCCCGCTCCATGCCAGTCCGGTACTGATCTCGCAGACCGCCGTACTCTCCCTGCGTTGCCGCAAGGTTCGCCTCCATATCCGATCGGTACTGGCCTCGCATTGCCGCATATGAAGCGGACAAAGGATCGAGAGCAGCCTGCATGTCTCGGCGATATGACTCGCGCAGACCCTGCATCCCAGCGCCGAACTCCGATGCGCCCTGCTGCATTTGCGACAGGTATGAAGACCGAATGCTGTCGTATGCTCCCTGAAATTGCGAGATGTTCTGCTCGTACCCCTGACGGTACTGGTCGATGTTGGTCTGCCGATCGGCGATGAAGCGATTGAGGATTTGGTCCGTCTGCTGCTGTTGATAATCCAGCATCGGCTGGTAACCAGCAGAAACCTGATCAGCCAATCCCTGATAGGCAGGACCAGCCTGATCAGCCAACCCTCGCATCTCGCGCTGATACTGCGCGATGGTATTTTTCATCGCCCTACGCTGGCGACTCTTGCCGCTTGAACCAAAGATGCCGCCAACGATGCTTCCAATACCGCCGGCGATTCCTTCAAAGATTGACATCAGGTCACCTCTCGCACGTTTCGCCTCATGCCAACAGGATCAACCAACACGGACGCACGTTCCAGCGCCCACGGGTAGCCCTGACTGGCAATCTGCATGTAGAGCGCACCGGCACGCACGCGGCACCGGAAATGGTTGTTGTTGCCCTCGTACAGTTCGCCTAGCGCAAGGTTCTCGGCCTCGATCAGCACGCCAGCAATGGTGGCCGTGTCGTCGGACTGGAGTCCTGCTGCGGTCGTAACTCCGTCTGGGACGAAGAAATACTCACCGACCGTCGGGTCTGTACTGTACACCCCGCTGATCGCCTGCTGCGCGTAGATCAGGTTGTTTGTGTCGGTGTGGTAGATCAGCCAACGCACGGCGCTGTCAAAGGTGTCACGCTTCAGGTAGTACTCGGCGTCCGGCGAAGCACCGTCGTAAACCCGGTTTTCTGGGTCCACGAACGTGCTGCGAGCCTCGTACAGACCGAACTCGGACGGGGCGTAGGCACCGTCCATGTAGTCCGTGATCGACGCCGGAGTGGCGTCGTCCCCGTCAACCGTCGAGGCAAACGACGAGGTAGACGCCGCGCCGCCGTCCACGATCGGCTCGTCGCCAAGGACCACCCGGACGGTCGTCAGGCTGGCAGCGATTGCCTTCTCAGCCGTGTCGCCGTAACTCAGGGCCAGCGTCGGGCGGGGCAGGTTGCCCTTCACGTCCTCGTCTGGCAGATGTTCTTCGCTGTTCAACTCGACCAGAACGTCCCTGACCATGACCCGGGTGCCAAGGTCGCCAATGACCGGACCCAGCGTCAGGTTGGATAGCACCCGGCGATCGACCGACTGGGCAGCCGTCGGAGGGGTGTAGGTGCCACCCTCGTTGCTGTTGTATCCGCTGGCTGGATAGCCGTCGATGCCGGAGATGATCCGGTAGTCGAAGTACCCGATCTTCCCATCGGCGCTGCCCAGCAGGGCCACAGGCGTGCGACCGTCGGCAACGACCGCCTGACACGTTGTGAGTGCGCCGTAGAACGCAGGCTCGTACAGGCGCTGCGGGAAGAACCCGCCGGTCTGCTCGCTGTAGAACAGGTGGACGCTGACCGACGGCTGGTCGCGACGGGTCAGCCAGATCCAGACCCCGCGCAACTCAACGTCATACGTCAGCAGGACATCCAGATCCTCCCACTGGGTCTTGCTGAAGAAGGCATCCAGAACGTTCAGGCTGATCAACTGCGCCCGGTCGAGGCTGAAGTCGTTCGGAGTGACCCGGTACAGCCCCTCGTACCCAAGGATGTAGGCGATCTTCTCAGGCCCGTAGCAGAACGCACGCGGGCCAACGATGCCGATATTCCTCGACAACGTGATGATCTGCGGGTCGCCAAGCGCAGGGTCAACCGTCAGGTAGGACATCGACCGCTGGCCGGCGAACAGAAGGCCAGTATTGCCAAGCGGGATCAGCGCCACGATCCGGTCGCCAAGCGTGCCGTAGTCCGAACCGCCGCCAGCGATGGAATCCGTGACGCTGCCAGAAGTTGGATTCCAGTCTTCTGGCTCGTCGATGCGGGACATGAACCAGTTGGTTTCTGCGTCAGCAACGCCGGCCAGCACAATGCGTGCGCCATACCTCGTCACCAGAGTCGCGTAGTTGCTGGTGCTGCTGACCGTGACCTTGATGTGGTTGTACGGGTCAACCCACTTCTGCACCTCCGGCACCGTCAGGCTGATGTCAACCTTGACGTAGTTGATGCCGTCGCACAGGTAGACGTAGTCGTTGAACTGCACGCCCTCGACCGTGCGAACGCTGGCGTTCAGCGCCGGCGTGTTCACTGGTGCCGATGCTCCGGCGGCGATCGAGCAGACCGTTGGTACGCCGCCCTGCTCAAGGTAGTACACCACGCCAGCCTTGACGACGATCGTGCGGTCCTTGATCACCGTCTTGAGTGCGCCAGACGCTCCCGTGTAGGCAACGCAACGGACCATGCACTGGATCGGTCCAGCGGAACCGAACTCGTAGATCGGGTTGAACCCAGCGCGTGACGAGAGCCGCATCCTCCGACGCCCTTGGTCCACGGGCATCACATTGAGGATGTCCTGCGAGAACCCCGGAGGGACGGACGAGAACTGAGTGTCAGTCGTCCAGCCCTTGTACGGGAGGTTGGCTCCGATGTAGGGCATCAGGCAGTCCTGATACCAATCAGAAAACCACCCGACCCTGAACTCGATGGAGGTCGCGTACCAACGACAGTCCATGTTCCACTAGATGGTCTTAGTCGGCCAGAGACCAAATCCCAAGTTACTCCACCAGACGCAAGAACAGAAACTGTATTTGGAAAAGAATTGCCGACCATATCGATACCCACCGTATTCGCGTTTGCGTAAGTGAGTCCGGTAGCAAGTTGCACACTGGCTAATGTAGCGAGACTGCCGGTAACGGAGTTATAAGCAAAAACAATCGCAATCGATCCAACGCGGCTTGTGCCTTCAGACTTTGGATAGTTGGCAGTTGTTTCTCCCGCCATGCTCGCAAGGGTGATTGCATTTATCGTTCCACTGACCAGCAGATTCCCAAGGACATCCAAGGCTTGAGTCGGAGATGTCACGTTGATGCCAACGCGGTTGTTCGTGGCATCCACCTTGAGGACATTGGTATCAACAGCAAGGTCGCGTGCGATAGAAACCGTTCCGCCATCCGCATCGCCGATGTTGACGTTCGTCGTGGAACCGGTAGCACCACCAGTGCCGATGTTGATCGTCTTGGTAAGGCCGTTTCCGGTCGCCCCAGTACCGATGTCGATCGTCTGAGCAGCAGTTGCGTTGTCTGCAATGCACACCGTCGTAGCCGCTCGGCCAAGCGTGACCGTGGTGGCATTGGTTTCAAACACGTTGCCGGTTGCGCTGGTCGTCGTGATGTCGCCGCCATTGACCGCGAGGTCGCCTGCAACAGTTACCGTGCCGGCAGCGGCTCCTACATTGATAGCCGTAGCAGCCCCGCCGACATTGAGCGTGGTCGCGTTGGCGTTGAACACCGTTGCCGTGCCGGTGCTGGTCGTCGTGATGTCGCCGCCGTTGACGGCTAGATCGCCGGTCAGCGTGGTATTGCCCGTGACCGCAAGAGTTGACCCGACCGTAGCAGCGCCAGAGATCGCCGTCGTGGCGTTGCGAATCGTCGCCGTGCCAGTCGTAGCGCCGATGCTGACCGTAGTCGCAGCCTGACCAACATTCAGCGTGGTCGCGTTGGCGTTGAACACATTTGCCGTGCCGGTGCTGGTCGTCGTGATGTCGCCCCCGTTGACGGCAAGAGTGCCGGTCAGCGTGGTATTGCCCGTGACCGCAAGAGTTGAGGCGACCGTCGCGGCACCAGAGATCGCCGTCGTGGCATTGCGAATCGTTGCCGTGCCAGTCGTAGCACCGATGCTGACCGTAGTCGCGGCCTGACCAACATTCAGCGTGGTCGCGTTGGCGTTGAACACATTTGCCGTGCCGGTGCTGGTCGTCGTGATGTCGCCCCCGTTGACGGCAAGAGTGCCGGTCAATGTCGAGTTCCCGGTTACGGCCAACGTACCGCCAACCGTCATGTCCTTTCCTACAGCAACCGTGCCACCATCAGCATCACCGATGTTGACGTTCGTCGTGGAACCGCTAGCACCACCAGTGCCGATGTTGATCGTCTTGGTAAGGCCGTTTCCGGTCACCCCAGTACCGATGTCGATCGTCTGAGCAGCAGTTGCGGTGTCTGCAATGCAGACCGTCGTGGCCGCTCGGCCAAGCGTGACCGTAGTGGCATTGGTCTCAAACACGTTGCCAGTTGCGTTAGTGGTCGTGATGTCGCCGCCATTCACGGCGATGTCGCCGGAAAGGGTCAGATTTCCAGTGAATGGCGTCTGGATAACCTCAACCCAAGAGGACCATGCGCTACCAGACCAGACTCTGGTGAACCACTTGTTCGTTGTCAGCGTCTGGAGCGTCATCAGGTAACGCTCGTTGGCCGCGCTGGTTCCGGTGTAGTCGAACTTGGCAACCGTCACCATCAACTGGCCGTCGGTCGCCGTTGACAGACCGGACGGTTCGTTCGCGACGATATCAGCACCAGAGATCAGGTACTTGCTGTTGCCGTTGTTGCGAAGAGCAGCGGCGTTGAGATCAGTGACCGACGTGCCGCTTGGGTTGTTTCGGATCGGCTCGGTACCGCCCGCGTACTCAAGGTTCTGCCACTGCTGGGAGCCGTCGCCGATCTTGAACAGCAGCGTGTCGGTCTCAAAGCCGATCTCGCCAGCCGCAAGCACTGTCGTTCCTGAAGTGGTCCAGTTTGCTGCGGTGTCTCGACGGACCTGAATACGGGTTGCCATGTCTATCTCCTAGAACCCCGCTCACCCCCGGGTACGGGGGGAGCAGGGCAGAACGGGGGTTCTCACTTCTTCTTGAACGCGCTGACCGGCCAGATGTGCGCCAGCAGATAGCCGGCACAGAACGTCAAGCCCGCGAACCAGATTGAGCCAAGAAGGCTCTCGATGCTGCCAAGGATCATCATCACTTGCTCCTGCGATTCGGGATCAGACTCCTGAGCAACGCGCCCAGAGATGCTCCGATCCCCGTATGCACCAGAATAAACGCGGCGAGGGCCATAAGCCCCAAAGTGACCATAAGACTCACCAGACTTACCCACCAAGGCGTGGTGTCCTTCACGGACGGCAGGCTGCCGACGATGTCCGTGGTCTCTGCGTGGATCTCGTTGGACAGCACCATGATCTCGTCTGCCTTGTCGGTGACACCAGACACCACCAGACGGGACGCCTCGATGCGCTCGACGGCCTTGCCCGGATCCTGCTGCTCGCCGGCCAAGTAGCCGTGTGCGGCTGCCAGATTCTCGTCGATCTGTCCGGCCAAGACGGTCAGTTCGCGAGCCTTGTCGGTGATTGACTGGGCCTGACCGCTGATGGCCGACGCGCTGTCTGCGATCTCCTGCGTGCCGCTGGAACAGGAGCAGAGCAGGACCGCCAGAAGTAGGAACCTCACTGGCGCTCCTCCAGACGGTCGATCCGCTCTCGGAGTTCTGCGATCTTCTCGGCGTGGTGGAGGCTCGTCTGGGCGCTGGCAGCGACCGTCTTGGCGAGATCACCAGTGATCTGCCGCAACTCGACGATGTCTGCCTGCGCCCGGGAGAACGATTCGTCACGTCGTCCAAGCATGACGCATACGCTGGCGAATCCTGTCACCAGCGTGCCCAAAGTGCTGTAGAACCTCATGTTGTGATCAGACTTGATGGTCATGCGAACACTCCTGTATCTCTCCGGTATAGGGCCATGACGTTGACGTTGGCACCGACCGACAGTCCAACGACAAAGTGCAGGCTGATCTTCGTCCAGCCGTAGTTCTTCACCACGATCGTGCAGGCTGAAGCGTGCGACGTGGTCGCCGACGACAACAGACCCTCAACCGGCAGAATCTCGTACTGCTTCGGCAGAGGGACGATCCCAACGCCGCCGTCTGCGTCCGTTGCGGTCGCCACGCCGATGCGCTCCATCGGCTTGTACAGTGTCGCTCCGGTCGATGGGTGAGTGATGCCGGTGCCGGCTGACATCACAGCCATGCCTGAACGGGCCGTCTGAAAGTGCGTGATGGCCGTACCAATCCACGACTGCGCCCCAATGCTCCAGTTCCAGCCGATCAACTGGTACTTCAGATCAACGATGCTTCCGGTCGTGTTCAAGCATGGGATGATCAGCAGCCGGTTCTGGTCGAACGTGTCGAACACGATCGACGGCTTGTAGGGCAGCGTGGCCCCGTCGTCACCCTTGACGACGATGTCTTGGAACTGGCGATCGGTCAGGGAAAACGACGGCGGGATCAAGGACAACGACGCCGCAGTGCTGACGAGCGATGTCATCACCGTCGGGTGGAACTCCCATCCGTTGTCAGTGCGGGCCGCTTCTGGTGTGATCGACAGTCCCATGTGTCACCTGAAGATCTGGCCCGTGTTGGTGTACAGGCACCGGAAGTTGCAGGTGTACACACTGCCTGCGGTCTGGCGCAGATGGATCGTCAGGTAGCGCCAGCCGTAGTTGTTGACCTGAATGATGGCGCTCGACGCTGCAAGCGTCGCAGCGTTCGCAGCGCGGAGACCCTCGACCGGCAGGTACTCGTAATGAGAAGGCAGCGGGACCACGCCGCCGTCCCCGTCATTACCGGTAGTCGCTGTCACCCCAAGCAGGCCGAACGCACGGTAGGTCACGCCGCCAAGGACAAGACCAGTCCCTGCGTCAGCCGTGTTGCTGGCATTCACAGCCGTCGGGCTGTGCGTCACCGCTTGGCAGATCCACGACGCGGCAGGACGGCTGTAGGACCAGCCAAGAACCTGAAACTGGAACGTAGCCGACCCGGTGAACTGCACCAGCGGCATGATGAGCGTGCGGCCAGCGTTCTCGCAGTCGATGCGGATCGTCGGCTGAAGTGCGCCTCCGCCATTGATCAGCGAGTCAAACTGCGCCTGAGTCAGAGCAAAGTTCGACACCGCCTGCCCAATCACGGCAGCAACTGCACCAGACTGGGTGACGACGGTCGGGTGGACCTGCCACTCGATCTGCTGCGCCGCTGATGGGGTGACTGATACGCCCACTGGTCACCTCAAGACGGGTTCTGGGTGAACCTCGGGATGATGCTCACCCCGTAGCCGATCTCGTAGGACGGACGCAGGCGACCGATGTCTCGCTGGAGGATCCCATCCTTGGTCAGCGCACCGGCCAAGATCGGGCCGGCGTCGATCTCAACCAGACGCTGGGACAGACCCTCGTCTTCGTACGCCATGCCGAATGCACGGCAGTACTGGATGAAGAGCGAGTCGCAGTACTTGGGGATCGGGATCTCGTATGAGTCGGCAGCGCCGCTGGCAATCTCCACCCAACCGGCGCGGTAACGCACGGCGAGAGCGTCGGTTGCGGCAGCAGTCGGGGTAGGGAAGAGTTCAAGGCGTGCCGGGTTCAGGGCAGAACCGGCAGCGTTGGCGACACGGGACAGGCACGCATAGGTGACGCCGTGGCCGCCGCTGTCGATGCTGATCTCGCGCAGGTTCTGGAGGTGGTCCGGCGTGACCAACTCGATGTTGAACCCGATGTTCTCGCGGTTGATCAGGCTGATGATCTCCTCCACGTCGGACGGGAGGGACACATAGTCCTGACTAGCGACGAGGCTGATGAACGCGCTGGTCCTCTCCCTGAACCGCCACGGGCGCTGGAACAGGTACTGGCCGGCTTGGTTGACGACTTCTGCCAGACGTTCGGCGTTGGTCTGACCAGCCGCAAGGCTGGGGTACCCGCCGACGGCGAGCAGGACGTGACGCTTGACCTGTGCGAAGGTGGGCATGGGAATGAGCCGGCAGGGTTTTCACCCTGCCGACTCTGAGTTGTTGTCGAGGATCACTCGTAGTTGCGAACTTCGCCGTTGCCAGCGAGGACGACCCAGATCAGGCCGGCTGAGGAGTGGGCCTTGGTCTCCAGAGCAATCGCGGCGAGGCTGTCGGGATCAGTCGATCCACCTTCGTTGGTGAACTGACCAGCAGTGTCAGACACGAACAACTTGCTGCCGATGACAGCGTTGTTCGTGCTGGGATTGACGCTGGCCTTGCAGACGCCGCCGATCTGGACCACGACTTCGGTGTTGTCAGCACCGCTGTACGAGCCAAGATCAACGACGACACCAAGGATGCCGCAGTTGGCGTGAGCGCCGTTGCCGCTGGTGGCATTGGCGTTGCCATCGGCCTTCTTCACGCACGCGAAGGGGGAAAGGTACGCCTCGGCGGTCGTGGTGACGGGGTACACCGAACTGGTGTGGTTGAACGACGTGATGACCACGTCGCCGATGGCGAGAGCGCCGCCGCTCTTGTTCACCATGCGAGCCAAGGAAGCGTGGGGCTGAATGCCGATCTGAGGAGCAGTGGGGGAAAGAATCATGTTTCAGGGTTCCTTGTGTTGAAGATTGGGGGGCTGGTTGTCCAGCCCCCCTTCGTGGGTTTCAGGATCAGGTGAGGTTGATCGGGGCGACGATGCCCTGACGCTGACGGCTGTTGCAGAACAGGTTCCACCAGCAGTCCACCACCTGAACATAGGTGAACGGCTGGTTGGGGTGACGCAGCACTTCGTGCTTCTCAAAGTAGCGGCGGCTGTGGAAGATCGGCGTCAGGTAGTTGCCGTTGACCCACCAGTAACGCGCTCCGCTGTCGATGACCGTCGCACCTTCCTCGGTGGCACCGACCGTCGTGCTTGCGGCAGCGATGTCGGTGTTGTGGTTGGTACGGGCGGTTGCGCCGCTGGGGTAGATCGCAGCGGTGTCGAGGTTGGAGCAGTACATCAGTTCGATGCCGCTGTAGGTCGGCGCGTTGTACGCCGGATCCTGATACGACACCAGCGTGTCATTGCTGGCACGCAGAGCCTGCTTGTAGTTGTTGATCCCGATGCGCGAGCAGAGGATCATCTGGCGGTTCATCGAGGGCTTCTCGAAGTACTCGGCGCGGGTGCTGGGAGTACGGAAGTCCAACTTCAGGAACATCTCGTCGAAGGCCGGCAGCAGGCCGCCGATGCGGGCGCTGTAGGTCGTCGAGCCGTCACGGACGTTCTCGATGCCCGTCTTGGTCACGGGGGCGAGGTTGGGGTCCGTTGCACCGGGGTCGTAGTACGAAATCTGGTTCGACCAGCGGTTCTCGCTGGTGGGGTCCAGATTCATCACGTTGGTCCAGCCCAGCGGAGCGCCGCCACGGGGATCGCCGAAGACGCTGGTGAGCAGCGGGGCTTCGGTGATGAACGAGGCGAGCGAGAACGGCAGGCTGCCGGCGTTGCCCTCCATGTTGGAGTAGTTGCCGAACGGAGTCGCCCACAGGTCGTTCTCAAACCCGTTGGTCAGCGAGGTCCACATGCGCTGTTCCTTGATCCGCTTCAGACGCTTGTACTGCGCCTTGACGTAATCGCGGGTCGAGCCGGAGCCGCTGTTGAGTTCCACTTCGTGATCGGTCCACGCCATGTGGTCGATCGAGAAGCGCCACGGCGCACGCACCGTGTCGGTCACGTTGGCGTTGCGCCAAGTGAACGTATCGTTGGGAAGGTAGTGATCGTAGGTCGATGCGTCATCGAACATGATCACGTCGCGGATCTCGTTGCCGCCCTGAACCGTGGCCTCGCTGGTCTTCTCCTTGAGAAGGCGGCTGAAGGCGTAGGTGTTCTTGACGGCCTCGTTGATCACCTGATCGGCGCTGGTCAGGTAGGTGGGACCAGTCGCATTCATGAAGTCGTTGAAGGTCTGAATCGGGGTTCCGGCCATTTGTGGCTCACTTTCGTGTCAGTCGCTTGGCTTCGGAAATGCTCTTGCCCTCAAGCAGTGCTTCCAGAACTGCGTCCTCGGCGTCGGCGGGCGTCGTGGGACGCTCGTTCCTGCCTACGGTCGGTCGTGCTGTCGGCTGTCCTACGCGCCGGGGATCCCGGGCCGGACCTGCAATGTTGGCGAAAGCCTCCTGCGCCAAGTGAATCATGGTTGGGTAGGTACCGGGCTTGCTTCGCCCAAGACGATCCATTTCGGCCAGCACCGCGTTCGCGTCAACCGGGTTCCCGTATTGACCCTGAACGAACGTGATGGCCTGCTCGACTTGGGTTTGCAGCCCACGCAACTGCTGCTCCTGCTGTTGCAGGCGCAACTTTGAGACCTCTTCGGACAGCGCCGTATAGCGCGGATCCGCCGTGGTCTCGTCCGATCCCGCATCGTCGTCGTCCGTATCCGGCTTGCCACGGGGGTTGTCGGATTCCTCGTCGAAGGATTCCAACTCCTCGTCGCCAGCCTTGCGCCCGGACTTCAACTGGGCATTCTCGGCTTCAAGCGCCTTCATCCTCTTGCCGTACCCATCCACGTCTGTCTGACGCTTGCCGGCCTTGCCGGCCCACGCCATCAGCGTGTCCTTGGACACGGACTTGAGGATTTCATCGGGCACACCATCGCGCTTGAGAATCTGGTATGCCCGATCGAGATCAGCATCTGGCTTGACCGGAGCAGGTTCCTCCTTCTGCTCCGACTCGCCGAACAGTCGATCCAAGACCTCGTCGTCTGCGTCCCTACCAAGGGGTTCGCTCGTCACGGGATCAGCAACAGGCTCTTCCGCCGCTGCCTCGACTGGATTCTCGATCTCTGCCTCGACCTTCGGCTCTTCTGCCTCGGTCACGCCGTCCTTGGGTTCAGCCACGCTGTCCTACTCCTTCGCATACCCGTGCCTCGACATCACCTCACGTTCATGCCTACGAGACATGATCACTGGCTTGCCTTGGCTGTTCGTCGTGCATCCCTCAAGGTTGCGAGGCAGCGACGACGACACATACGGGTACTGGGATCGGTTCGTGGCTGGGTCGATCTGGTAGTCAGCGACCACCCTCGTCAACACACGGCCATCCACCTCGACGGTTGTGCCAATGCTGGGAGCCTCAGACATCGAGTACATCAACTCGACAGTCTCGCCAGTGGCCTCGTCGATGAAAGGGTACAGGGGCATCAGCGCCGGCCCTCAACTTCAGCAATAATTTCTTGAACCGACCGGGGTTGCGCCCTGCCGGCCTGAGCGCCGCCGGCTGCCTGCTGGGCCTGACCGCGCATCTGCTGGACGGCACGCATGTCGATCATGTCGCCCAGATTGGGCATATTCATCGCGTTGCCGACCACCGACAGCACCTGCTTCCAGTCCACATGCGGGGCAGCCACCACCGCCTGACTGATGTTGCCGATGACCTGAAGCAACTCGACCGACCGGCGCTGGAGCAGACCCTCGCTGACCCGCTCCATGCTGTACGCCTCCACGTCGATGTCGAGGTCGTCAAACACCCCAACCATCGCCATCGCGGAGAAGATCGGCTCCGGCTCGCCCATGATGGCAATCCCGTCCTCGCCGACCGGGAACACCACCTTGTCGTCGTAGAACATGAACCAGCCCACCGACCGCAGGCAACGGTTCACCGACTCCTGAAACTGACGCTTCAGGTGGCTGATCCGAAGGCCGCTGGAACTCTCCGCCACCTGCACCTCGGTTGCCGTAGCCGTACCGCTCACGTTGCCGCGCATGGCGTCGTGGATGCCAGACACACGGTCCAGACGGTCCTGAGCCATAGCCGCGTACTGGACCTGCTGCGCCGTGATGCCGCCCACCTCGATCGTGCGGAGCGCATCCGGGTCAAGGTTGTCCGCCAGCACCACATACAGATCCTCGCGGTCGCGGATGTCCTGCGCCATCTTGGCGTTGCGTGCGTCCACCGCCAGCAGGCGCTTGTACGCGCTGGCGCTGTACCGCATGTTCCGCAGGTGCATGTTCACGTCGTCGATCTGCGGCATCAGGGCCATGATCGGAGACAACGGGTACGGATCGTCAGGCACCGTATATGCACCGAATACCGTATACGGCCCGGTCCTCGGCCCGTAGTACGGACGCGGCGCACGGGCCATACCCATGTTCGCCGGCTTGCCGCTCTCCGACTGGCCCTTCACCACCGTGTAGATCGTGCCGTTGAACATCGCACGATCCGTCACGGAGTCGATCAACTCCGCAGCCTCGTCGTGCAGTTCAGGCACCCACACCTCGTACACCACCAACTCCTTGCGGTCGGGGATGTTGCGGTCGATGTCGATGTCGTCGCGGACATCGCTGACCCCAGTGTTGGCAGCCACGCGCTCGATCACGTCGATGTCCCAAGTCTTGTCAGACTCAGCACTTGCGAGCAGGTCGTCGCGGTCAGTGATCCAGCAGTGGCCCATGTACCGGGCCTCGTCCAAGTGCGTGGCAGCCGGGTCGATGAAGAACCGGTCCGGGCTGATCCGGTACACCCGGGGCAGGTACGGATCCTCGGTCAGGCTCGTCACATAGCCCTTGCGCGGCTCGTTCACGGTCAGCGCCACCCCGTAGGCCAGCAGCATGTCCGTCGCAATCCGCTCAAGGGTGTTGCGAATCCCGACCATCTTGCACCACCGGTTGATCCCGACCTGCAACACGCCGGCAGCCTCCGACTGGCTGACCGGCCTCGCGCTCTTCACGCGAACCGTCGGGTTGTCATGCACGATCCGGGGCAGCAACAGGGCGATGTACTCAAGGATGAAGTTCTCCGGGTCGTCCATCTGCTCCCGCGACTCGCGGTAGGACGGCCCGTGGAAACGCTCGATCAGGCTCTTCCACTCCACAAGATGAGTGTCGCGGAACGATTCCGCGCTCTCGATCTCGCGCACCAGAGAAGCCAGATCGAACTTCATCATCGCTTCTTCCCCTTCGGGCCGCCCTTGCCGCCACCCTTGGCTCCGCCGTAACCGCCACCCTTCGCACCGTCACGGCCACCGTTCTTGCCACGGCGGCTCGACGCGCATCCACCACTCTTCTTGCCGTACATCACGACTTCCTCCTGCCCTTCACGGGCGCAAACTCCCTCGACTCTTCCACATGCTCACGCGGCATGAGGAGTTTCAACTGGTCAAGCACCGCATCGCGTTCAGCACCAGCGACCTCGTACGTCATGCCGCTCGACCACACGGTCAAACGGTCACCACGGTCGTAGATGCGGTCGATCGCATCCACGGGAAAGTAGTTGGCTCCGACGCGAACGATCACTTCTTGCCGCCTCCGCCCGGGAGAGCGCCGCCACCACCGCCAAGCGCACCACCACCGGTCAGCGCCGCAGCGCGGGTCGCCTTCATGGCCTTGCTGCTGCCGCTGCGCTTGGCCGTCGCGAGGACGCCACGCTTGCCAGCAACCTTCTTCATCATCCGACTCTTCGATCCGGTCTTCTTCTTCATCGCATTCCTTGCGCCGATCCCGTCGGCTTGCGGTCGCCCGTCGTGGGCCGAATCACTCTACAAACGCCACGCCACGGCCCCGTGCCGCAACATGGATTTAGTTCGCCTCCGTGAAGGTCGCGATCAGCCGCATCCCATCGTGCTTGGTGTCGGCCATCGTCAACTTCATCCACATCGCACCCTGCGGCTTCGGCGGCTTCCCGGTCTCGACGTGCCAGCCACCCCAGCCGTCGTTCCACTCCTGCTTGTAGGAGGGGGTCCGAACATGGTGCTGCTCCGTCAGACCAATCCGGTAGTCACCCTTCACAGTGACCAGCCGCTCACGCATCAACTTGACGTGCCAGTGGTCGTGCGTGTGGCCGCTCACCACCACGTCAGCATCAGGCAGCCACGACGCCATCCGCCGGGTGGTCAACACCCCGTGGCTCATCGGCCCGCCACCACCGCTGCCGTGGAACCAGCGGAGCCGCAACGGGATCTCCGTCGTACCCCACACACGGACGCGGAACACCACCCACCCGCCGTAACCGCTCGCAACCACAGGGACGCCGCTGATCTGCGACATGGCACCGCACAGCCGCTCCGTCAGGTCCACCTCATGGCGCTTGGTGATCGCAGTCTCATGGTTGCCACGCCCGATGCAAGCGAACTGCCTCGCATACGGCGCGTAGAACCGGGCGGCATCACGCACGATCGCATCGAGGTAGTCCGGGGCGAGCGCATATTCAGCGCGAACCTCGCCTTTTGAACTTCTCGGATCCCAACGCCCACCCATGCAGTCGAACAGGTCACCGCAGTCCAGCACCGTCGCATTGCGCTCGACGGCCTCCTCAAGGTGCTTTCGTTCCAAATCCCAGTCCGCGTGGGTCGAGTCGTGGTGACGGTCGCTCGACAGCAACACCCAATGCTCAAACTCCGACGGGCGGACACCATCGATCTCCACGACGTGGATGTTCCGGGTCTTGTGGTGGACCTTCCAGTCGTGGGGCATCGTCAGTCCTTGCAGATCTCGCGAACCACCATGCCGATCATCAGCAACTGGAACCCGATCAGGACCAGCCACGCAGCGGTCACCGCTTGCTCCGCTTCTTCTTCACGGGCGATCGCTTCGCAGCCTTGGCTTCCCGCGTCCAGCGGGCAGCGATCTTCGGATGCTTCGCGTACATGAACCGACGCTGGCGCTCGCTCTTGAATGGCATCAGCGACCCTTCTTCCAGCCGCGCTTCATAGCGGCGTACGCCTTCGCACTCACGGTTGACTTCGACTTGGGTCGCGAGATCCCGGCCTTCTTCCGGCGGTTGATGTTCCCGACCAGCGAGTTCTTCGCCATGTCAGCACCCCCACCTTCGGCGGGCAGCCTTGCCACGCTCGCCGGTCCACGACCGACTCCGGGCGCAGAACGACTTGTGGCGCGGGTTGTCCTTGTCCTTCGTCGGTGCCTTGAGGTTGCTGCCCGTCGCACGGTTGTGCTTGGCACGGCCCTTCGCCGTCAACCCGGCACCACGCGACACGGGCAACTTCTCGCCGCGACCGACACTCAACTTGACCGTCTTCTTCGCCATGCACACCACCGTACCGTCACCACTCGCGCATCACGTCGTCGTGACGCAAGATTGACCCCAAAGTGTCCGGGCTGTACTGCGGCTCGTCCTCGACCGGACCACCTACCTCCGCGCACAGCATCAACGCCCCGGCCAGCGCAATCACGCGGTCACCGTGCGCCTCACGCGCACCGCTGGTCTCGTCACGGCGAGACCCGGCCTCGATGCTCCCGTCGTCGAGGATGACGTACTCCAGCATCTCGTCGAGCGAGTCCATGCTGGGGATCTCCACCTCACCCTGCGCGATCGCACGGCTCAAGTCCCCCAGCAGCGCACGCTTGGCACGCTTGGTGCTGGTCCAGCCCACGCGCCGCGTGGCCCGCTCGCTGGTCGTCCCCGTCTGCCGCTGGCGGTAGATCGCCGGGTACTGCGCCCGGTCGAAGTCGTGCTGCAACGCCGCGCCCGGGCCGTTGGTCTCCCACCCCACCAGCGTGGCCCGCTTGCCACGCCACACCCGGCGCATGGCGTTCGCCACCTCCAGCGCGAGGTCGTAGGTCGCGATGTTGGGGTCCACGAACTCCGCCACCACCCGGCGAGCCAGCGCGTCCATGACGCAGACGGCGCTGTTGGCGCTGCCCGTGCCGTGCGACGGGTCGATGAACGCGACGTACTCCGCCGTGCGCGACGGCTCCCCCCACACCCGCCACCGCCCCTGCGGCTCCGGCACCAGCCGATCGCGGCGGACCTCGCACCGTCGCGGCTCCGACCCGTGCTGGTCGCGGTGGGCCGTGACGATGTGCGACGGGAAGAAGGCGGCCCCGCTGCCGACGCTCTCCGCGAAGACGTTCTGCGCGAGGTCAACCCGGTCACGGCGGCGCACCTGCTCCGCCAGCCACGGGGTCCACACGAACGGCGACCCGGCGAACCCGGTGACCGACCCGTCGTCGTCGATGCGGTGCTGCGCCCCGGCCCCCTTCTCCGGGTGGTCGTGGTACATCAACTCGACCAGCCGTGGCTCGCCCCGCGTGCGTGCCGTGCCGACCAGCCGCGAGTACTCGCTGCCCGCGCCGATGGGCGTGCTGTTGGCGACGCGGCAGGACGTGCAGTCGGCGGCGGAGCGCCACGCTGCTGCGGCGTTGTCGAGGGCGGCGAACTCGTCGAAGAGGACGAACGTGCGGCGACCACCGCGCCCGATGTGTTCGGTGCTGGCTTGGCCGGTGATCGTGGCCCCGCTGGTCGGGTGGCGCAGCACCATGTGCTGGCGGAACTGCCCGCCCTTGGCGAGCGCGTCCGGGGCGCAGGGCAGCAGCCACGGCGGCTGCGACTCCAGCAGGTAGTCGAGTTTCCAGAAGAGGCTGTCCGGGTCGCCGCTTCGATCGACGAGATCCTCGACGCGGCTGACCAGCAGCGACTGCCATCCCTTGAACATCCAGCCCCACACGGCGATGGCGGAGACCAGCCACGACGCGCCCATGTCGCGGGACTTGCGGATCACCACGTCGCGGCCCGCCTCGATGCCCTCGATCACCTCGCGGGCTGCGCGGCGCTGGCAGGGCCACAGCATGAACGGTACGTGGGGCTGGCGCACCGGGCGCTCGCGCCCATCGTCGCCGACCTCCTTGACGCGGAAGGTCCACGCGGTGGCGTCGCACCACGCGGCGAAGTCTGCGGCGAAGGCGGCCCGCAGGTGCGGTCGCTCTTCCGCCGTCGCTTTCAGGATGCGCTGCCGGAACTGAACGATGGCGAGCGGGTCAGTCACGCCGCTGCCCTGCGGTCAGCGCCCACACGACGGCGAGCGCAACGGCGAAGGCTGCGGCCTCGTTCACTCGTCGCCCTCCGCCTTGGCCTCGATGGCGGGCAGCGGGGCGGGCAGCATGGCGGCGCTCCACTCCGCGAGCATCATCGCGCCCCGGCTGGCCTCGCCGTTCTCGATCGCGATCGGGCCGCCGTTGGCCCCGGTGTGTTCCACGCTGGACCGCTCGCGGTAGACCGACGGGCGCAGCCCCTTGAGCCGGAACATGAGGATCTGCGCGGCGCTGCTGTTCAACTCTCGCTCGCCATTTACAACGGCGTCGGCGATGGCCTCCAGCCGCCTCGCGGTCAGCGGCTCCAGCGCATCCCACGCGGCGCGGAACTTGGCGTCGTTCGCGTACCACTTACACGGCGTGAACTCCGCCACGCCAGCCTCGCGGGCAGCAGCGGTGACACCCAGCGAGGGCAGCGCGGCGAGGAAGGCGAGTTTCCTCGACTCGATCTCCGGCCCCTCATCGAGCGCAGGGCGACCCCTTTGTTCACGCGGCGGCAGTGCCATCGTCTGCATTGCACAGCCCCGTTTCCCTGATCATCTGTAGCCTCGCGAAAAAATCTTCAGAATCTGCCCTCTAACCCCTTGACCGTGCAGTACCGTGCATTACTGTGTGTGCATCGATCACCTGCTGATCGGTCGCTCTTTGACAAGTCAACCCTCAAGCCCCACGGTTTGAGCCTGCCGCCCCGGACCGGGGCGCATGGCCTGCACCGTGCAGGATTCACACCTCACATGGAGAGCCTTGACATGAAGATTCGTACCCGCCGCATCCTCGCCGCAATCAACGACTCGATGGAGTCGGCAATCGACTGCGAGGCAGCAACCCGATCGATCACCACGGCGCTGTCGGCATCGTTCGACATCCCACTCACGCTGCTGGACCTGATCGAGCAGTATGCGGTGCTGCGCTTCACGCACCGTCGGCTTGCAGCACTCCGCAGCCTGACCCGCAACCCCATCGCCGACACCAATGACCGTGCGCGTGACCTCCACCACACCGCAGTCAGCACATCCGAAGCCCACGCCTCTGCGATCCACGAATGGATGCACTGCGTCAGCGACGAACTGTTCGCAGCCCTTGAATCCCTCCCCGAATAAGGAGCCAACATGGAAGCCACCTTCGCCTTGCAGTGCGTGATCGCCCTCGCGATCGTCCCGTTCGCCATCGCAGCCCTGTTCGTCGATTGACCCGCCTGATGCGCGGCTCGTCGCCCTCCGGGGCGACCTGCCCTGCACCGTGCAGGAAACTCACACACCTCACACATGGAGACACGCATCATGAGCCTGAAGAAACTCCGCACCGTTAGCGGCGCTGACGCCGCCTACCTTGCCCGCCTGTCCAAGGCGGCCCTCGTCGATGTCCTCGTCGAGCAACTCCGGCTCGCTGCCGGGGAGTGCGACACCGAACTGACCGCCGAAGCCGTGCGCGAGGTCGTCGAGCCGACGCTCCGACGGCGTGGAGACGCGATCCCCAAGATCCACACCCCGTACTGGATCGTCGGCGTGGTCTACGCCAACAGCAACGCGACGGCGCACTACGTCGCGTCCCGTGCGGAGGCGCTGGCCGCGATCCCGCCGATCAAGGAATGGGAGACCGACGTGGTCGCGCACGTCATCGCCCACAGCCGGACGGGCAACGAACGCGACGAGCGCCACCACCGCACGATCGCCCGGGCGTCGTGGACCGCTCACGCGAAGCCCGGGCCAACGGGCGTAGTGTTCGAGGCGGAGCCAGTCAGGTTCCGCTTGGCCTGACAGCACTGGCCTAGCCGCCCCTACGGGGGCGGCGTGGCCCGGACTGTCCGGGATTCACAACTCACACATGGAGAGCCTTGCAATGCCCAACCCGACCCGATGCGCCATCTCGCACCTCTGCGCCTTCCTGCGCGAGCGCAGCCTGTTCCTTGCCGACAGCGCCAACTACACCGAATCGCTGCGGTTCCCGTCCAACGACACCGACATGATCCTGAAGGCCGTCGGGGCGTGTGGCGACGCCCGCCTGACCATCGTCGATGCCAACTGCAACAAGGTCGGCTGGGTCTACCTGATCCTGCCCCCTGCGGTCGCTGCCGACGAGTCGGTGGCCGACTACAGCGCGAACGACCTGCTGAATCAGTGGTCGGACTCGTTCGACACCATCGGCTGACCGATGCGCGGGTGACCGCCCCCACGGGGGCGGCATCCCCTGCACCGTGCAGGACTCGATTCCCCCAACATGGAGAGACCTATGGCAACCCTTCGCGATCGATACATCGCCGCGCTCACCGCACTGTGCGGTAACGGGCAGCGCATCCCCCGCAGCGACTTCGTGGCGTTCACCTCGCCGAACGTGACCACGGAGATCACCAGCGGCACCCGCCGCTGGCGCATCCGTGGCACTGGCGGCGTGTGGTTCGTCGGGTCGAAGACCAGCGTCCGGTACACCATTCAGGCCCGCAAGTCTGACAGCCACGCGGTGACCGACCGGACCCGTGCTGTGCTGGCCGACATCGGCGCTGCCGTGCTGGCTGGTACGGCGACCGTCAAGCCGACCGCAGCCCACAGCGCCGACGCGCTGGTGGATGTGGTGGCCCTCGATCCCCAGCAGCAGTGGCTGTGGGGCTGATTCAACCCCCAACCGGAGACACACACATGGCAACCTACATCACGCATGAATACGTAGAGACCGCAGTGAGCCGACTGAACCGCTGCGGCAACTGGAAGGATGGCGACGATGGATTCTTCGATGTCCACCGCTCCAACGGGCAGTACACGCTGGGCAGGATGGTCACGATGCAGACCTCGCAGGGTCCGCGCCTCCAGTGGACCAAGATCGTGTCGCGTTCGCGCAGGGACATGGTCGCATTCATCGATGCATTCATCGATGGCTACCTCGCATACGAGTCCGACGAACTCCACGCCCGACACGGCAACCGCTACCCGCGCATCTGACCCAGTACGCGGCTCGGCACCCTTCGGGGTGCCTTGCCCTGCACTGTGCAGGATTCACTACTCAAACATGGAGAGACCTATGGCTCGACACCTGATCGCAATCGTTGACGACGTTCACGCATCCGCCACCAGCCTGACCGTCCGCAGCATGGACGCGCAGGACTACGAACAGGCCGTCGCTGACGGCCTCGATGGCGCAGACCTCGCGGACCGCGCCGACCTGATGTTCGCTGCTGACGCGCCCGTCGGGCTGGACGATGCCTCGATCGAGGCTGCGACCGACATCGTCGCAGACCTGATCATGCTCGCCGGTGATCAGTGGGCGGACATCCTCCGCATCGCGACCGACCACGCCAACCATGAGCGCAGCCAGCGTGGCGGCAATGCCTGAACCCCAACCCGGAGACACACCCATGACCGACTCGATCCGCCTGATCAAGCGAGAACTTCGCGCCCGCGTGGTCGCCCGCGACGACCAGTACCTGACCCAACTCCTGCACCGCGCCAACGTGCGCGTCCTGTGCGAGCCGCAGTGCGTGACCGTGATCGTGGGGATCCCCACGACCCACATGGAACTCGACCGGTTCGGCTACCCGAACCAGTCCACGCGCCGGGTGGAATGGGAGACCCTTGCGATGGCGAGCGATCGCACCCTGCGCGGTGCCGTCCGCAACCTGCTGGCCGCGCACTGTGGTGTGGTGCGTCACTGTGCGATGCAGGAACCTCGCTACGAGTTCCACAGTGCGCGGGGTGTGGCATGATCGCCTCGCTCGTCGCCGTGGCGCTCGTCATGCCGCCCCCGCCGGGGACCGACGTGCGCCGGATCCTCGATGCCATCGAGGCCGTCGAGACTGGCGGCCACCGCAACCCCGACGCCGCCGTCGGGGACGGTGGCAAGGCCCGGGGCAGGTTGCAGATCCACCGATGTGCGTGGGTCGATGCAGTGGAGTACAGCCCCGCGCTGGGCAAGCGCGAGTACCTCGATGTCCACGATCGCGAGTACGCGGAGGCTGTGTTCGTCGCGTACATCAGCAGGTACGCTCCCGACTGGTCGATCGAGACCGTGGCCGGAGTGTGGAACGGCGGGCCGAAGGGCCACCGGAAGAATGCGACCAAGGGATACCGGGCCAAGGCCCGCCAAGCATGGGAGCGACGCGATGAATAAGCGACAGGGTCGGGGACGCAACCGGAGGCGTCGAGGGAAGGCGGAGTTCCACGCCTACCTGTGCCGGGTCAACGATGACGGATATCCATGTCAGGATTTCGACGACCGTCCCGGGACGGCCAGCCTGACCTGCCCCCGTGACGTGGCCGACGCCGTCCGGTCCCGCCACCCCGTGGCCGTCCGGCTCCGGGAGGGGCGCATCGCAGCCCACTCCGCACGGGTTGCGTGGGAGGAGGCGGAGTGGCTCGCCAGCATCGACGGGAAGGCGGCTAGGAGGCGCTCCAAGGCGTCCGAAGAGGGCGGGTGCTACCTCGGGTCGTCCAAGCCAGCCAAGGCCGCAGAAGCCGTCCTAGGCGCTCCCCCCCTACAACCCCCCCGGGAGGGGGGGTCTGTGACTGTGAATGTGAATGTGAATACCCTCGATTTGCGCCACGGTGACCGTAGCGGTGACCGTAGCGGTCAACGTAGCGGTGACCGGGGCGGTCAACGGGGCGGTCAACGGGGCGGTCAACGGGGCGGTGACCGTGTGCAACCGACCTACTACCGATCCCCGGACTACTGGCAGGAACCCGACCTGCCCGGGGTAATCTCTGATCAGGAGGACCGCCTGTGACACCCATCTGTCTGCATCGATCACCCGACGGCCAGTACTGGGTCGCGCACAGCGGGCGCAGGGCATGGGTCGCATCCTCCCGCAGCGAGATCATCCGCATCCTGCACCGTGACCTGATGCGGTTCACCGTCACCGGCGTCCTCATGGACCTGCCCAACCGCCAGCCCGACGGATCACCAGACGACGGAGACAGGGATCCTGCCACGGGTGCCGTCTACGGCGAACCCCAGTAGTAGACTCCCACAGTCTTTCCATGTGCGGCCCCCGAAGCGCCAACGCGCTCGGGGGCTTTTTCATTGGCCGACCCTTGGCACGGCCAGTAGCCCGAACCACGCAATCGGAAGCAGCACCACACGCTCGATGTCCGCAGGATCGCCCCGGTCAACCCGGCCACCAAGGCCGACCGTCCATTTGACGGTTTGACCAGCGTCCAATCGCAACCACCCGGCGGCGTCAGACCAGCGGACCAGCAGCACACCGGCGATGCCACGCTCGATGGCAGCATCGCGCAGACCACGCGCCTTCGCCTCGCTCACCATGTAGGTCGGGTACTCGCGCATCGTGCAGCGCCGGACCTTGACCTCGACGATTGCCACGGCCAGTCCCTCGCGCACCATCTCGTAGTCCCACGGTGCCAACGCTGGCATCTCCACCGGCGTACTGCCAGTCGCAGCAGCCAGCCAGCCGATGGCCTCGGCCTGCGCCCGCCGGTCTGCGGATGTCTCGTACACCGGACGCACGGCCAGTCACTCGGGCGGGTTCACGCACCGGGCCGTGATCGTCACACCGGCGTCCTGCCCAGTGCCACGGAAGACCGCAGCCTTGATCTCGACCAGCCGCCGGTCGTCCACCCACCAGCCAGCATCGGTCAGCCCATCGATGTACGCCTTGCACCGGCTGATCGCATTGTCGCAGTCGGGTGCCTGCGCCCCCTTCGTGCGGTACGCGATCGTCAGGCTGACATCCTTGAATGGCATCGGCGGGGCCACTGTGGACCCCGCCGTGAACGCCAATGCCCTGTCTGCCTTGACGAGTTTGGCTCGCGCAGCCCAGTGGTCTCTGCCGTTACTGCCCTTGCTCCTCGGGAGCGGGAGGGAGATCGAAACAGTTCCTGCCATCGAGAGCCTCCTCCCGAATCCTACCGAACCGCTCGACGATCGCGACGAGATGACGGCGCATTCCCTTGCTGCAACTGCACGACTTGCTGGCCCTGATCATCGCCGACAGCAACTCGACCAACGCCTCGTCGAGCGCCGACGCCACCACCGCGTGGCGACTCTCGCGCTCCTCTGCCGCCGCACGCTTCGCCTGCTCCTCGCGAAGCAGCACGTCGATGGGGACATGGTCTTTGGTCATCGCCGACCACGCATTCTCCGCACGGCTGCGGCCAGCATCCGCTTGCCACCCGGCAGGTCGGGATTGATGGGGTACAACGCGCAAGCCGCCCGCACCTCCTCGTCAGTGGCCGTCGAGATAATCTCGTCCGCCTCGATGTCCAACTCGGCGGCCTCCTCCGCCGTCAGGTCGGTGGACACCACCTGCGAGGAGAACTGTGCGCGAACACTGCTCTCGCGCATGACCTCGCCGTACATCTCCAGCACTCGGTGGATCTTCGGCTCCTTGTACTGACCCGCAGGCTCGCACCTGTGCCGCTTGATCACGTCCATCAGGACGCGCTGGTTCAGGTCAGCGCATCGCTCCGCGAACAGTCCGGCACTGGCGTCGGTCGCATTCCAGTCCGGCCACAGTTCGCGCATCATCGCGTAGTTCTGGGGGTAGGTTCGCACTTCCATGTGTCAGTCTCCTTCCGTGTTGCGAGGTCGTCAGACCTCGGTGTGTGGGTAGATCACCATCGGCGTCTGCTCTCCCATCCAAGCGCCGACGATGTTGAACTCGACCCATTCGTGGGCCTCCGATTCTGTCATGCCCTGCTTGACGTATGAAGCCACCAGCATCGCGTGGCTGTAGACGAGGACATCGGGCTTGCTGCAACGCCTGCCGACGCCCATGATGCAGTCGTTCTTCCCGTCGATCGCCATGAGCGTGTCGCCGTCATGCTCGTCGCCGGTGTCACGCTCGTCGCCATCATCACGCTCGTCGTCGTCACCAGCCTCCTGCCGCGCCACTGCAACGTCGCGCTCGGCGTCGATGTACTGGTGCAACTGGAGCCGGAGTTCGTCGCGGTCCTTGTACAGCATGGTGTTCATCGAGCGCAGCCGGGTCAACTGCTCCTTCAGCGCGTCGTTCTCGATGACCAGCGCGGTGTTGCGCTGCGCGAGGCGGTTCAGTTCGTTGGTGTTGTCGTTCATCGGTGTCCTTTCTCGATCCTGTCTGCGATCTCGTTGAGCCTGACGGCATCGGCCAGCAGGCCGCCGTCGATGCTGTAGTCGTTCTGCGCGAGGCAGCGCAGGAACTCGGCGTCGGTCATCCCGTCCTGCTTGAAGCAGTCCCAGCCTCGATGCTTTGCGTACTCCTGTGCAGTCTGCTCTCCAAGACAGACGCTCGGGCGCAGAACCGACACCTCCCGCCTCGCCTCGTCGCGCTCGACTTTGAGTCTGCCAACCTCGATCTTCAACTGGTCGCGCTGGAAGATCAACTCATCTACCGATTGTGCCAAGCGTGAGAATGGGTCGTCACTCATCGTCGTCGCTCCTCGTCGGGGTCTCGTCGTTGTACATCTCATTGGCGCAACCGCCACAGTAGTCCACATCCGACAGCACCTCGCCGATGCGAGCGTGTTGCCACACCTGTCCGCACATCCGGCAGTAGCAGTGCCGGGTGGGCTTGTTGAGTTCGGGCTTTGGGTCGTGTGTCATTGGTCTTTCCTGATTCGCTTGAGTTGCTGAACGGGGTCTTCCACTCGCCGCCTCTGCTCATTCACTCTACGCGCTGCGGCTGCGCGTCGAGTCGAAACACTCTCCATCCTGACACGTTCCGACTCCAGCCGGGGATGGACCAGCAGGCCGTCGTGATCTTCAAACCGGCAACGCAACACCTTCCACATGGCCTGCGTCAGGTCTCCGCAGATCCGCTTCGCAGCCTCGTAGTCGTCCGGGATTCCACCGTTCGACCACTGGAAGCACAGCAGCCTGATGTAGCAGCCAACCTCCGCGCTGCTCATCGCCATCGTCGCCGACACGAAGTCCTGCGTGTACATGGGGAACCACGGGGCTTTCCTCACACCAGCCTCCAGATGCGGATCTCCCGCGCTCTGGCCGCCGTCCGCTCTGACCGGACGCGCTTGCCGGTGTCCGACCACATCGAGCCTCGGAACACGGCTCCTGCCGCGTTCTCCAGCGCCGATGGGTCGATGCCGTCGTCCTCCATACGCCTCTTGACATCGTCAATGCTGGCCTCCCGGCTTGAGCGGGACTGGGCCACGGCCACCGCCGCGACCCTAGCCCGCTCCAGCAGGTCAGCACGGGGGATCGAGGCCAGCGCGATCCCTCGATCGCGCCGGCGCTCTCCCTCGGAGAGATCCCACAGGTTGTCAGCCACGCTTGACCTCGACGATCTTCGGGAACTTGCTGCTGGTGTCCACGATGACGCCGATGGTCGAGCGGTCGCGGTGAGCAGCCTTGATCACGTCGAACAGGTCGGTGTCCCAGCAGGTGAGGCGCTGGTCGTCGGCGGTCTTGACGGCGAGGTACGGGCTGGCCGTCTTGCCCTGACTCTGCTTCTCGTCGCAGAACCGGACCTGAATCCAGATCCACTCCCCATGCTGGTCTGCCTCCGCAGCGGGTGCCGCAGCGGGCGCAGGAGCCGGGGCCGGCTTGGGTGCCGGAGGGGTCTGACTGGGGTGCTGCTCCGGCTCACGCTCGGGGGCGCGTGGCTGGAACGTACGGGCCGGGGCCGACTGGCTGGGGTGCGGCTCGTACCGTGCATGCTGGCGGGTCGGTGCCACGACTTCCTCGCCGTCGAGGTCGTCCTCCCCAGTGATCGAGACCATGCTCGCCAAGGTGTAGCGACGCAGGTACGAGCAGATCGATCCGAACTGCTGGATCGTGCAGCGTTCCGGGCGCGGCTCCGTAGCCGACTCCTCGATCCACTCGCCGCTCTTGTGCGCGATGCGCGTGGTGACGGTGATCGTGTCGCGGTCGCTGGAGATGGGCTGCATGATGAACAGCCCCTCCGCCGCGAACGGCAGCCGGATCGCGTCGAGGTGAGCCGCCAGCGTGGCGTACCTCGACTTGAAGTGCGGGTTCACCTTGTCGAACTGCGGATTTGTGATGCTCTTCTGCGCGGCAGCAAGAGCGGTGATGAGCGAGCCGATGGTTTCAGATGTCTTCATGTGCTTGTTCCTTTCGTATCAGACTTCGTCCTCAAGAGCCGACATGGCCCACGTCGGCACCTTGATGGTGTGCCGACCCCACGTTGCAGCCGGCGGAACGTCCGCCAGCGATGCCTTGTACTCGACGAGCAGGTCGTCGATTTTCTTGTCGAACAGGTGGATCACAGCCTCGTCGAGGTCGTACACGCCGGTGACGTGCGGCTCGTCCTTCTCGACCACGATGAACGTGAAGCCCGTCGGGTTCAGGCCGCAGGCCCGCGCCATGCGGGTATACCAAGCGGCCTGCAATCCGTAGCCGAAGTTCCACACCGTGCGCTGGAAGTCACGCGGCGATCCGACGGTTGCCGTCGTCTTCACGTCGATGATTTGCCCCGCGTTCCACCAGTCAAATCTCGCCTTCGACTTTACGCCGTTGATCTCGGAGAAGAGGCTGATCTCCGGCTGGCCCTTCTCCAACAGACCGGTAGCGCGAACAGCCTGCGCCATGTTGTCGCACTGGTCCCACTCCTCGGTGCTGATGAGGGTGCGGTTGCCGGCCTGCAACAGAGCAGCCTCGTACAGTTCCTTGCCGGCCTTCGTGCGGCGATCGCAGTCCGGCGCTGGCATGAAGTTAGCCCTGACGAGATCGGGGGTGAGCGCCATGCAGTGCAGCAGGCGACCTACGCGGAATGCAGCGGTGTCAGCCGGCGGGTTCTCAAGTTCCCAACGCAGGTGCGCCGGGGTCTTGGTGAGCAGGCTCTTCAGGCGGGAGGCAGAGGCACCAGCGGTCTGGTGGTACTCGCGCTCACTCATATCGTGCAGGATTCGTGACGGTGATGCTGTCGGGGTTGTCGTTGTCATTCTTCGGTTCCTCGGTGATGGACAAAATATTGTTGTTCTCATCCATGCGGATGACGGTGTTGCCAAGTCGAACGTAGCCAACGTCGGTCAGTGACGTGGGCAGTTTCTGTCGATGATGCTCGATGATGAAGTGAAGGATCAGGAGCATCGAC